TGATAATTTCAGCATTGTCCTCTACGGACTCAAGGAGTCTACGGGGCACAAGACCATAGTATTTGGTCAAACGGATCTTATCGTCGTTGTAAACAGTCAGATCTTGGTCAGGTTCAAGGTCCGTATCCGAAGGAGCATCGGCAATGTACACATCGGAGTACACACCCTTCTCCTGGAGGAGTTCTACTTGATGACGAGAGACAAATTCATCAATGGCACACCCCATAGCCTCTTCAATGCTGGTGGCTACAGGGTCAATGAGGAAGTTATTGGGCATTACAGGGCGAAGTTTGACGACAGTACGGTCCTTGATGTTGACACCCACAGCCTGAAGCTGTCCGTCCATCAAAGGCTGCGTAGCAGGAGCCATTTCCTTCTCTTCTGAGATGGTAATTTCAGCAATGCCAGTACCAAACACAGCAGCATTGATCAAACATTCAGCCACTGCCTTACGTACTTTGGTTTTCTCAAAGTCTTCGGAGAGTTTATTGCGAAGGTACTGGATGTCCCTACGGTCAGGATCATTCATATCGTCCGTAATATCAAACCACTTGCCTCGACCAAAGGTGGCTTCCTCAAGTTCAGCCACATTGGACTCCACTGCCTGCTGAAGTGCAGGGGCAATGATGCGTGAACGCTCAGAAAGACGCTCTACGTCGTCAGCAGACCAGATTCCACGCCACAGACGATAGTATTCATCGTGCTTAAGTTGGTAATTGCTTTCGTAGTGGTCACGCCATTGTTGGCACTTGTCAAGAACCCAAGAAGCAAGATCTTGCTCTACGAGGAGTTCTTCAGTTTCAGCAGTAAAATTCTCAAGCATTACTTAATATCCCGCTACAAGATCAAATTCTTCCCATTCATCCACTTCAAAGTCATAGGAGTAGCACACTTTAGCTAATTGATCAATGTAAGCAAGACTATCAATTAGGTCATCATGTGTGAGCACGGAAGGGAATTGCATCAATTGGTCAATGAACTTAATGTTCCATTCACCCTCATTGAGCAACACCCTCCCATGTTCAAACCTACCCTGCAATGCATGGACAACTCGGGTTGTTTTATTGGTGTTTCCATGAGTCAATTCTTCAACTCTGAAGAAAAGATTGTGTTTTTTCATCATATCCATCAAAGGGGACATGATTGCTTGCTTGGCAATGCCTTTTTCAATGCCAACTGCAATGGGTTTGTGCTTTTGCACTGCCCAAAAGATGTTCCTAATGGTCTCATCAAAGGACCAACGACCACTTTTGATCTCTTTAACCCACCAAAGACCATCGTCAGTTACTTTAACGATAGCCATTGCTGAGTCATCTAGTCGTTTTTTCTTTGCTTTGCCTTCTTGTTCAAAACCTGCAAGGTCAATAGCAATGTAGTAATCACCTATCTCTGGCTCTTCTGCTTCAAATTTGAGCCAAGACTCCTTGAAAAGCTCTGATTCCTTGGCGTTGAAGGAAGCCAAGAACTCTTGGTTGAAGATATGGGTTGACATTGACTTCTTTGCATTGTCAATTTCTTCCTTATCGAGCATTTCATTGTCATAACTGGTGAAGTGATAGGCAGCCCAGTCAGGATCTTCTGCTTTGTCTGCATAAGCAAACAGTTCATAGAACCAGTTTCTACCCTCTGGAGTACCAATGAAGACTGCTTTGCCCTTTTGGTCAGCTAGTGCAGGTCTAATAATCTCTTCCCACACTGAAGGCTTCATAAAAGCAGCCTCATCAAGCACCACAAACTTTAGAGAAGCACCACGCATGGTGTCCGGTCTGTCTGATCCCTTGAGGGAGATCATGGAACCATTGATCAAAGTGATCTGAAGATTGTTTACATGGGAGGACTTGATGACTGGTCTTGCTAGTTCATGCAACAAAGACCACATGATGTCCCTGGCGTTACCTTGGGTAAGACCTATGTACCACACTTCCCCTGGTTTGGAGTCAAGGGCTGCTACAATCATTCTCCATGCAGCATATCTGGACTTACCACAACGTCTACCTGCTGCAATAACCTGGAAACGCTCATTGTTCTTCCAGACTGTCTGTTGCCACTTTAGCAACTGTACATTAAGTTCAGTCATTGTCAGAAGGTGAAGTTGCTGGCTTGGTGGGGATAAAGTAGGAAGGAAACAATGGCTGTGAATGAACTGCCTGCTTCAGGGGTGATGGTTAGATAATCACCATCAGTCATAATCAAGAACGTACCAGATTCACCACCAAACTGAAGGAAATCACCTGCGTTGACTGATTTAGAACCTTGGAAGGTGATAGTTGATCCATCATGCCAAGCAGCACTCACTGCCTTAGTGGAGCCACCTGCATTAGCAATAAACAACATAGTAACTTCTGCATGGTAACCACCAGGCACAGTAAAGATAGTATTGGATACACCATCAGTTAGATTCTTTCCAATACTATACTTCATTGCTTGCAATCACCTTTGCAATGTGATCCATTCTCTTAACCACACCATCTTCAGGGTTGTTAAGTTTTCTTTGGTTGTACTCGTTGTTATTCAAGAACTCTTTAGCAGCTTCTTTGAACTTACCTTGGTTAAACAACATACGAGTCTTTCTGGACTGTTGCCAATCCCCTCTGTACATAGCACTCAAGAGGGCTGCTTGAGTCTCCTCATTGAGAAAATCATACTGAGGTGTAAGATCTTTAATTTGTCTTACAAAGGAGTCATACACTTCAGGGAAGGGTTTGTCAAGGTAATATCTTGTTTGACCCACACCTTTGGTTAGCACACCCCTATCATCCTTGTATTCACCATCACAGTACCCCTCATGGAGGATTAGAGTTTCCATAGGGAGAGGTAGTGGTGGTTTTAGATTGTACACTTCACAGACCTTATCAACTGCTCTTTTACCATGGTAAATCTTAGGTTTCAAAGTATTCACCGTCTACAGCGTCTTGTGAAGAGTCTATATCTAGTGTATCACCCTGGTCTGGTGTCGATGAGATAAGACCTGAGATGTTGATTGTGATTGCAGACTTTCCATTGTTCTTTTGAATCTCCTGCTCAAAAGCAGAGACAGGTAGCATTCTATCCATAAGGAGTTTCCATGCTGCTGCTTGGTTCTTATGGTCATCGTTCAGTGCTGCATTAAAAATAGAGTCAAGAACTTTAGCTGACTTAGGTGAGGCAAGCATCCTTTGCTTGTACTCATTGATAATAGCTGCATCACCCTTTGGTCTCCCCACAGGTCTGGGCTTAGGTTTTAGCACAGCCTTTGGGGGTCTGCCCCTTTTCTTCTTCCTAGTGATGGCACCCTTCTTAGGAGAGGGCACACTATCAAGCTCTAGGGGCACAACCAAATCAGTATCTATTTCATTATTCATGGGCAATAGGACTCCCTTAGTATCTTAAGGAGTCTTAAGTTATCCATTAAGTTTTATACTATATAGTAAATTAATATTACTATCTTAAGTATTACTTAAGTAGTCTTAAGTTTCTACTTATTGTTTATTACTTATTGTTTATTCTTTTAAGTTTTCTATTTTAAGTTTCTTACTTAAGTATACTCTTTTATTGTACCATATTTTTAAGTAAAAGTAAACACTTCACACTTTCTTTTTTTACACAAAGAGTTCCCCTTTTGTGCCACTTAAGTTACCACTACATATAGTGTTACTTTTATTTTTACACACAATAGGTTGTGTTTACTCAATAGGTGGTTCTTCTATTGTTTTTTACCTGGGTAATAACAGGTAATACTTGAGTGGACTAGAGGGGCACTTGAGTGGACTAGAGGGGTCTAAAGGGGCTTGAGGGGTCTAATTTGCTCTTTTGCAAACCTAAGTGCTTACTACAATAATTATCATGTGCTCTCCCCGCCCCCGGGGGTAGTCCATTGGACCACTAGTGCACTGCCTTAGTAGTCCATTGGAGTAGTCGCCCATTGGACCACTAGTGCATTGGAGTAGTAACCCAATGGAGTAGTCCCTCAGTGGGTCATTAGTCCACTGGAGTGGTAACCCAGGTGGCTAGTGGTGCACTGGAGTAGCACCCCAGGCGAAGAGGGAGAGCCTATGTGGGAGCCTATAGTGCACCCCTCAGGACCACTCAGGACCACTCAGGTTTCCCTCAGGCAGCACAGGGCAGCCTAAGGCAGCACAGGGCAGCACAAGGCAGCCTATGGCGGCACAGGGGGGGGCAGAGGGCAGGGACACAAAGGGACGCATTACTAGCATTTTTGATAGTAGATTCTCTGTGCGATGAGAGTAGACTGTATTCATCGGCTGACGCACTGGCAGCCACTACGGAGAGCGAAGATGACCAAGATTGAAGCCCGCGAGATTGCTACTGCCAAGATGGCAATGGCTCACGGCATGGACGACATGGCAGCACGCACACTGTCCGGAGTGTACCGGGCAGCCATGAGCAGCAAGACGCAAGCCGAAGTGCTGGCGTTGGCTGTAGCGATGGGCATCGAAAAGCACGAAGACTTCATTATCTAAGCGGGGAGATAAGACAATGGCAAAGTATACCAAAGCGGTTAATCTGTGGGATCAGTCAGTACGCGCGCAGATTGAAGCTGGCACGCTCAGACTACAGGCAGGACAGTGGGTTCTCTGTGGCACTGACAAGCCCAGCCGGTTTGTCAAGGTTACAGAGACAGGAGCTATCACGGCATTCCACTATCCGCATGCCAATGTGCGATTCTTGGAACACATGAAAAACAGGTAACAGCCGAAACCTGCCTTGAATGGGCAGGTCTGCACGGGTTAGCCTACGTGTACTGATGTGGCAGGCTAAACAAAGGATAAGAAAATGAGTGTGAAGCTTTCGAAGACTTCCAAGCTTGGGTGCCTGTCATGGTCACTTCAGGCAATCGACACTTGCCCTGGTTCCAAAGGCAGCGACGGCAAGCTAGTGCCTGCCTGCTCTGGCTGCTATGCCACGTCGGGCAATTATCGCTATGCCA